CAAAAAAATATTTTATATATTTATAAAAGAATAATAAACAAACTATGGCATACTTAGATAACACAACAATTACAGTCGATGCTATCCTTACCAAAAAAGGTAGAGAGAAATTAGCAGCTGGACAACCTTTAGCAATTAGTCAATTTGCATTAGGTGATGATGAAATTGATTACCTATTATATGATGCAGCACATCCAAAAGGTTCTGCATATTATGATAATGCAATTTTAAAAACACCAGTATTAGAAGCATCTCCTGATGAAACTCAAGCGTTGAAATATAAATTAGTAACTTTACCAAAAAACACAACAAGAATACCACAAGTATCTTTAAATGTTACTGCAATTGCAGCTAAAACAACCGGTGGTCAATATCCAATCAATCCTTCAACATCTCCAGCAGGAAATATGAATGGTGGGTATACTGCGGTTTTAGGTAATAAAAATGCAGGTAGTATTGTAGGTGCAGGCTTAACAAACATAACTACAACAACAAATACTTTCAGTAATAGTGTAACTGCAACTGCAGAAGTTGTAAAAGGATTAACATTTACATTTATTCCTAATAGTTCATTGACTTCAACATTAACAACAACATTGACTATATTTGGTAACGAAACGGGTGGTAGTGTAACTATACCTGTAACAGTTACTTATACAATAGCATAAAAATATAATAAAAGAATATGGCAACTTTAGGTACAAATACCGGAACACAATTAACCAATGATTTAGCAACATATCTTAACCAACAAAAGCAAGCAGCTAATGGGGTTATCGATACAAATCAATTGGCTACTATTATTAATACTTATCTTACAACAGGTGAGCAATTAGTAGCAGAAACTGGAGTAACAACAAACTCAGTATACAAAAAATTCAATACAACTGATATTGTAACGGCTAAAAATGAAATCGTAACAACGGGATTGTGGAGTAATGGTAGTGGAAGTTTAAGCACTTTCTTTACCGGTTCTTCTACATCTATTGCAGGTATGAGTGGTTCAGCGACGGCTAATTACTATCATAATGTATATGCATCAGCAACTACAAGTTCAGCAGCGGTTGAGTTTTCAGTAGCGTATGGTCATAAATATGGTAGTGGTTCAGCAACTTATGCAAATAATCCAGATACTACATTTGCAACTAAAGCAACTTATTTTCAATATAGAGCGTTATTAACAGATACAGCAGAAACTAGTTTTAATTTTTATTCATCTAGTACATTAGACGGATATGCTTCTAATGAAATATATGTAATCAATGTAGCTCGTTCTAATTATAGAGAAAGAATGGATGCTGGAAACTGGCAAATTACATTGACTGGTACAAGTGGTTCATTTACATTTATCGATAATAGTGGTGAAAAATTCAATACAACCAATGGGGGTACAAATGAGTACAACATTGTAAGTGGTACACTAAATTTAGGACAAAATATTGATTCGGTTATAAACACATACACAGCATCTAACAATCAAGGCTTTGGTAAATTTTATCCTGATTATGGTATTTTGATATTTAATCCAACTGCATTGACTTCTACATTAGGTGCACAAACTATTACTCCATCTGGAACAGGGGTAGATTCATATGATTCACACAAGTTTTTTAATGCAATTAAAGCTGGTGCAAATTTTGAAGCAAGAAGAATTGAAAACGTATCAACCGCACATTACTTTGTAAGAGTTAACAATAGAGAATTTAACTTTTCTAATAACCCTACATTTGTAGATACAACCGGTTCAATGGCTAATCCTACTTTTAAAACAGAACCATATGTATATCCTACTACGGTTGGTTTATATAATGATGCAAATGAATTAATAGCAGTAGCTAAAACATCTCAACCAATCGCTAAATCTTTTAGTAAAGAATTACTATTAAAGGTTAAGTTAGATTTCTAATAAAATATTTGTTTGGGAGTATCGTAGGACAAAAACCAAACACATAATTAAGAACCCAACCCTAAAAAGTTGGGTTTTTGTTTAATAAGATATTTATATAAGATATGTTAAAACAAATACCTAAATCAGATATTAATTTAAGACCTTTTAAGGCTTATAAAAATTGGGATGTTACAAGTGATTCAAGTTCAATTGATTATGTAACAACTTTGACCGGAGAAAATTATACGGCAAGTGCTGATTTATTAACATCTAATCAATTAAATGAAAAAGGATTATATCATCAACTATATACAATGTATTATAGAGACCCTAATAATCCATTTACATCATATGGTGATATAAAGCCAACTACAAGTACAATAGATAATGCTAAACAAAGATTATTAGTAGATAGAGCAAGAGTTATAGCAATACCGCAAATAAAATATGGCGAACAAATAAAACCATTTTCAATAAACATATATGATAATGATTTAAATGAAACCATACAAGATGATGGACATGGTAATTTAATATCAAATTATAGTTCATATAATTTTAAATCAATTAATATTGAAACGGGTGAATTTATATTTTATGATGCAAATAATAATGAAATTGAAAGTACAATATTATCGTTAGATATTGAAACTAATACATTATTTGTAGAGGATGAAGACACCTTTTATTTATTAACAATAGATATAGAAGCAGGAACTATTAGTTTTTTAGGTATATTTAAAAACAAAACATTTGATGTACCTACAATTGGTAATGTATTTTATTCACATGGTTTAATTGTTATAACAAAATTAACACAATTAAATGAAGTAAGAGAAAATGTATTTAATAATTTTAGTGGTTCATACAAATCTACGGCTACTATTTATGAAAACGAAGTATTGTTGATTGTTGGTGAGGATGAATTTAATGTATCAACTAATCCAACCGCTACAATTGCAACTAATGTTATAACAGGTTCTATATCAACTACATTTGAAGGAATTAAAAAAACTACATATAGTGATAATTATCAATTATCTTCTTTCAATGCATACGAATATAGTTCATCAATAGACCCTACCGGTTCTTTTATTGCACCTTATATTACAACAATTGGATTATATGATGATAATATGGATATGGTAGCAGTAGCTAAATTAGCAACTCCTATTAAATCAACTCCAGACCTTCCTGTAAATTTTTTGATTCGATTTGATACTTAACGTATATTTATATAAAACAAAACACAATGGCAATAATAGACACATACAACAAAAGCGGCATCGCAGCAAAAATTGATAATAATGCTAAAACATCGGGATTTACTCCAAAGCAACAATTGGGTGGTATATCTGAATTTGATTTAAGTGAAAAGGCTTTAGAGAAAAAAAATTTAAATGGTAATGTAACCGCACCATATACTCCTAAGAAAAATTATGAAGCGGTTACACCTAGAAAATAATAATGACAAAAAAAGTTACAAAAAAGGGTTGGGTAGCAAAAAAGAATGGTTATAAAAGTGGATTAGAAGATACCGTTTCCCAACAAATAGAAAGTAAAGGAATTAAAGTAGAATACGAAACTGAAAAGGTTAATTATATTATACCTTCCTCACCTCACACATATAGTCCTGATTTTAAATTACCCAACAACATTAGGGTAGAAACGAAAGGTAGGTTTGTATTAGCTGATAGGAAAAAACATCTATTAGTTAAAGAACAAAATCCTACATTAGATATTCGTTTTGTATTTACCAGTTCAAAAAACAAACTTAGTAAAAAATCTAAAACTACTTACGCCGATTGGTGTGATAAGTATGGATTTAAGTATGCCGATAAGCTGATACCCGAAGAATGGTTCTCAGAATAATTTGGTAATTTAAACTATTTTCCATATCTTTGGTATATGGAGATAATACAACTTTTTGATAAATACATAGGACCAAGCAAACCTCTAAAGAAAAATGAGTATGCATATCATTGTCCTTTCTGCCATCACGCCAAACCTAAACTACAAATAAACGATAAGACTTTTAAATTTCATTGTTGGACTTGTAATGCTGGTGGTAATCTTATTTATTTAGGTAAGAGAATTGGGATGAATGATTTAGACATAAATGATTTAATAGGAAGTTGTGGTATTAGTGCAGAAATAAGAAAGAAACTAAAAGATGATTGGGGTGGTTCTATTAAAGAGCTGTTAGATAACATTACAGCAGAAGCGGGAGAACAAGAAACCGAAAATACATCACAATTATTTTTACCACCAGAATTTAAATCAGCATTAGAATTATCAAGTAGTATATCAAATCCATTAGAAAGAAACGCAATTGCATATCTTAAACAAAGGGGTATTACTAAAAAACATATTATTAGGTATAACATAGGATTTTGTCCAAAAGGATTATATGGTGGTAGAATTATCGTTCCATCGTATGATAGTAGAAATCAATTAAATTATTTTATAGCAAGAAGTATCTTTCCTGATGAGAAACAAAAATATAAAAATCCTCCTGTGTCTAAAGATGTTATAGTATTTTCTAATCAAATCAATTGGAAACAACCTATTACTTTATGTGAGGGTGTATTTGATGCAATTGCTCTAAAAAGAAATGCTATTCCATTATTAGGTAAATTCGTTCAAAATACACTAATGGGGGCTATAAAGAATACCAATCCTGAGGTATATATTTGCTTAGATTCCGATGCTCAAGAGGATGCATTGGTATTATATAACAAAATTAAATCATATGTAAAGGTGGTGAGGAACATTAAGTTAGATGGTAAGGATGCGGGCGAAAATAACTTCCAAAATATTTTGAAATATCAGAAAAATTCCGTAACTTTAAGTTGGGAAAGCGTATTAAAAGAAAAGCTATCTAATTTCA